CTGCGGCGGCTTCCTCTCGGGTTTCCGACGATTGGCGGTCAGCAAGCCACAGCTTTCCCAGCGCATCAGCCAGCCGCAGGGCTTCGGGTTGTGTGGTCATGCTTCACCCCTCGCTTTCTGTGTGCAGTCAGCGCAGCGCCAGAGGCGCAGTCTGCTGTAGACCGACCCGCCCCTGATCTCCTTGTGCTGGCCGCAGGACGAACACGCCTTGCGGAAGGCCATGCCAGGGCTCGCGCCCTTCTGGTGCATGGTGACGTCTTTGACGTTGCTGTAGCGTGTCATGCCAGCAGGCCTCCGACCACAAGCGTGACCGCAGCCACCGCAGTGACCACGACCACGGCCACGATCAACAGACAGACCAGCCTGTTGTCCTCGGCTTCGGGAGGAACCCTGCCGCAGTAGCAGTCCCTCCCTTGCCGGCAATCACCCCCGCACTCCATCGCGTTCCTCCTTTGGTTTGACCGATCCCTTCGGGACCACCCAGGTGCGGCGATTGTTGCCGCAGTCCATCAGAAAAGCGCCGGGTATTTTCCCGGCCTTGAGTAGCTGGTGCATTCGCTGACGGGTAACGCCCATGATGCGGGCGGCCTCTCGCATGGAGACGTGGGGCATCACTTGGCCCCCCGCTTCTGCATGTACTCTTCGAGGATCGGCTTGACCCCGGCCTGTTCCAGGTCGTCGAGTCTGTCGGCCCAGGCCATGAGCTCCTTGGCCTCGGCCCGGTCGCCGGCCACGCCCATCGCCTGACAGTAGCGGTCGAGGATGCGGGCAGCCATCGTGGACATCGTCTCGCCCAGCGCATGAACAATCTCTTTGGGTGGTGGGCTCCCAGATTCGGCGGCAGCCAGCATGAAGCTGAACAGTTGCATCTGTTTCGCCACCATGTTCGCCAGCTCCACAGCCTGGGCGAAGTTGCGGCCGCGCTTGGACTCGATGGTGATGAGCATCGCTTCGCGGGACTCGAACAGTTCCTCGGCGGCGGACTTCTGTTTCGCAGCGCCCTCACGGTGCAGGTCCAGGGCGATCTGCACCTGATCCACCGCCCGCTTCGTGGTGCCGCCGATGTGCCAGTCCGTGATCTTGTGGACAGGGACGCCGTCAGGTCCGCAGTAGTTCGGGCCGTCCTTGTAGTTGTAGATGGATGCGACGATGCCGTCGTCGAACTTGACGTTCCACTCGGCGTCGACCTTGTAGCCATCGCCGTCTGTTGGCTTGCCAAACAGAGCGACCAGCTCCGTGTACTTCGCCTTGATGTAGCCCTGCAAGTGAGAGCCCTCGACCCAGATGTCGTCTTGCTCGTTGTGTGTGACGTAGCTCATGTGTACCTCGTGCAAAGAAAAGGGCCGCACTCGGCGGCCCGTGGTGGGGGAAACAGATTGAGTCAGGCGGGGAACATCGCCAAGACTTCGGCCCGGGAGACGAAGACGATGTCTTCGCACAGTTGCTCGAAGCTGGTCTTCGGGGCGATGGACTCACCCTCCTCGTCGCAGCCCAGCATCAGGCCCTTGCCGCACAGGGGCGAGGGGTAGTTGCGGTGGAAGAAGAAGAACTCGGGTTGCTTCAACAGACCTTCGTCGTCGACGAAGATGCCGTCCCCGTTCTGGTAGACGCGGGCCACGTCGAAGCAGTCAGCTTCGATGTGGGTGTAGATGTTGGTGTAGTCCCCGGTGTACTCCACCTGGGTGATGCTGCGGGCTTGGGGATCGATCAGGTATGCGTTCACGTTGTGCTCCTTACAGGGTTGCGAAGATGGCGACGGTAGTCGCGAGGGTTGAGATGGCGATGAGCCAGGAAGACTTCGCCGTCTTGGGTCGACTGCTCTTGAGCAGTGCTCTTTGCAATCGCTCCATGTCGAGCGACTGTTCGAAGTGCTGCGGCCTCTCGTATGCAAGGCCGATCTGCACCTTGCCGGTGTTGTAGACGTGCTTCATGCCAGGGTGTCCTCGTCGTTGGTTTCGGGGTAGGTGGGGCGGTCCGGGATCGGCAGTCCCAACAGACTGCGGATCTTGTTGACGATCAGGTCGATCTCTTTGTCCGTGCTGTAGCGGTCGATCATGTTGAGGACTTGCTCGTAGACGGGCAGCAGTGCTTTGTGGGTGAGGCCGTCGAGGTTCATTGCTTCTCCTGGTGTGCGTCGGACTGAGCCGACAGAATCTGTTCACGTTGGTATTGCCTACCGAAGAATCGGTAGGCTTCGCTGTTGACGCGACCGGTGCCCGAGCACCACTCGCACGGCAGGCCGAGGTCGATCTCGTCGTCGTCCCGGCAGACAGGACAGATGAGGTCGCTCATGCCTCCACTCCTGTCCAGTTCAGCCGCACCGCCTGGACCCAGTAATCGGCCTCCGTCCCGCCGTTGCGGTAGTCGGCGATGTATGCAGCCCTTGCGGCGTAGGCCAGCTCTTGGGTCGTGTGGACCGACAGCATGGTCGGTGTGTCGTCGGACAGGGAGTGGACGACCCAGACATGGGTGGGTGTGCTCATGCTTGCTCTCCGGTTGCTTTGGCGACTGCGGCCCATGCCGCAGCGTGTGCCTTCTGGTGGTCGGGATCGAGGTCGTCCTCGATCTGGCTAAGCGCCCAGAAAAGGGCGTCCAACAGATCGGGGGCTGCCATCATCAGCATCAGGTTCGCTTCTCGCTCGCTGCGGCTGGTGTCCTGGTCCTCGCTCAGTAGCTCGTACTTGCCGTAGCCGGGGCGCATTACCACGGACCACGGCCCGGGTGTGTGCTGGCTCATATGTTCTCCGGCAGGTTGTCGGGAAGGTGGAAGTAGGTGCCGCAGTCCGGGCAGAACAGACGCACTGAGTCGGGGGCCTCGGTCATTTCGACCGTCTCGGGACCAAGCTGCCACTCCCCGTCGACCCACTCGACGCCTGTGTACTGAGTGCAGTCTTGCGCCAGCGTCAGTCGCGTCTGGCCGCAGTAGCACCCGGTATTGGGTAGGAATCGAAGATCGCTCATGCTGCCCCCAGCATCTGCCGCATAGCGGCGACGAATCTGTTGAACTCACGTTCAACAACGGTCCCCGAGTAGTGGGTCTCGCGGTGGCGCTGGATGAACTCCAGTGCGTCGATGACTCCGTCCCACCCGAAGTCTTCGTTGAGGTAGCGGATCTGATCCGCGAGGTTCGGGAAATCGTTCTCGATGAATTCCATCTGTTGCTCCTTTAGCCGTGAAAGAAGGCGCGGAGAATGTCGTCGGCCACGTCTTCACCCTCGGTGTCTGCCGCGCCGAAGTCGCTCCATCTGCGCAGCGCATCGCGGATAAGCGGGTCGGCTTGCCATCTGTCGGCTGAACTGTTGATCGCGCTCTCGACTTCTATGTTCAAGCTGCGGGCCGCAGCTTCGCGGCCATCCAACCTGTAAAGCTGCCACTGGTCAGCCGTCAGACTGAGACTGACCTTGCGTGTGATCGTGATTCCTTGCATGTGTGCTCCTTCGGTGCAGGCTGCACCCCGAGGCCCTCCGCAGAGGGCTACGGGCTGAAGTCTTAGGAGATGCTGACCTCGAAGCTCATGCTGCGCAGGGCATCGCGCACCACGTCTTCGACGTCGAAGTGATCGGACAGATCGACACCGTTGAGGGCCGATGTAATCGCGCTGTCCATGTCACTCAGCGGGTCGTGGTCGTGGTCTTCGCAGTGGGCTTCGATGGCCTCGTCTGCGATCTCGCGGACCTCCTCGCGGGTCAGGCCGGACCCGGATGAGTCGCGGAGTTCCAGGTCCTTGATGAGCTCCCTGTGGTGCTTGAACAGCAGCTCTTGGTTGCGGCAGACCTCTTCCAGTTGCTGGATGCGCTCCATCATGGGAGCGGTTGCGTCAGCGATGGCTTGCTTGAGGGCGGCGGCGAGGATGGCGTTTACGTCGATCATGTGTTGCTCCTTCAGTGCGAACTGCACCCGCATCCCCTCCGTAGAGGGGCAGCGGCTGAAGTCAGGCCGGAACAGACTCGGTCTGTTCGAGGGAGTTGAGAACCTCGTCGATCCACTTCTCGGCGGCAGCTTGGCTGAGGACCGGCTTCTGGATGAAGGCATGCTGCGGGATCGGCATCGCCGCAACAGCCTTGGCGATCAGGTCGGGGGCGGGCCTGCCGAGTGCATCGTCGTACTGCTTGTTGCGCAGGTCGCAGGCCTTGATGATCCCGGCGAACAGACTGGACCGGAAATACCCCGGCATAGCCGTCAGGGCGGCGAGTCTGTCGAGGTCGAGGGGCTGATCCTCGTCCTTGATCGAGACCAACTGCACCGCATCCATGCTGCCGCCCTCGTCGGCATGCTTGGCTGACGCTGCACCGTAGATGGCTACGGAGTAGCCGGACTCGATGAGGGCTGATGCCAGCTTGAGTGCTGAAGCACCGCGCCAGAACAGCAGGTCAGCGCCGACGCCGCAGGATGCGCCCAGGTCGATGACGACAGACACCGACCGAACCCCGGAACCGGCCCGCCGCTTGGTCCGAGTCCAAGCCCGGGACAGATCGCCACGGTAGACGGCGTGAATGTCCAGCTCCGCGCCCTGATCGGCACGTTCACGGCGGCGGCGGATCGACTGCGGGTTGATGTCGCGGGTGGCGATCTCCAGCAGTCGCTGGGAGCCATCGGGCCATCCCTCGCTGAGCCGACGCTGCATCTCAGCGAAGCTGGGGGCACCGAACCACTCCTGCGCCTTGTAGTCGCGCTCCTCACCTTTGGTGATGTACTCGGCAGCCTTGCTGCCGTTCTTCTTGCGCTTCCAGTCTGAAGACTGGGCGATGGTGGCGGGCTCCATGACAGAGTCCCACATGATCGTCGTGAGACGATCTGTTGTGACGTGCAGCATCGTTGCTCCTTCGGAGCCGGCAGCGAACCGGCAAAGCCTCATCAGTACGGGAGCTACCCGCAGACCGCCTTGCGGCGGTTTCGGCGTCAAGCGAAGTCGACCTTGGCGCGATCCTCCGACTTCCAGTCGAGGAAGAACTTCGTCTTCACTCGGTCGAAGGTGGCGCCAGCCTTCAGCAACTTCGTTGCGTCCAGCAGGAACCGGGTGGACATCACCCGCTGCATCCGAAGCTCGGTGATCCGCTTGCGGACCGACCAGCCCCAGGCCAGTAGCTCTGGAGCTACTGCGGCACGTTCGAACGTGGTGTCGTAGTCCACGAAGTGGCGGCCGGCACGGAACCGGTCGAGGAACGCTTCGTCGAGTCGCTCACGGCCAGCGTAGGTGCCGTTGGCACCGTTGCCGAAGGTGTTGGCAGCGGCGATGCAGACGAAGTCTGCGTGGCGCTTGACCAGTGACCGGCCCTTCCGTTGAGGAAGGTAGAAGCTGCCGTTGGCGAGAGCCTGATTGATGAACAGCAGCGTGTTCGGATCAGCGGCGTCGACTTCGTCGAAGAGGAAGACACCACCGCCTTCGTACAGCCTGACGAAGTCAGATTCGACGTAGTCGAAGGCACCGCCGTCGACCGGCAACAGCCAGCCGGACAGAACAGACTCGCTCATCCCGGCAGTGCAGGACACCGAGGCAAAGCCTCGACCGAGTGCCTCAGCGACTTGGTGGGCAAGGTGGGTCTTACCAGACCCAGCCGGACCGACCAACAGAATGTTGAGACCGCAGGACGCATCCAGGACGATGTCCTGGAACTCAGGCCGAACGTGACCGGCGGGGATGTGCACCGTCCCATCGGGACGGGACACCTCGATGCGAACCACCGGGGACCGCTCCAGAGCCGAAGAGACTTCGGCCTGGACGATGCTGCGCACCTTGTCCTCGTTGACGGCGGAGCCGGCAAGGGAAGCGAACAGAGCGCCGATCTGTGCAGCGATCTGGTTCTGGTCAGCCGAAGGCTGCGCCGTGGTAGCGGCAGGGGTTGGTGCGGGAGCCGGGATGGCCTCCATCGCAGCCTGAACCGAATACTCACCGTAGGTGAGGAGACGGTCGACGCATTCGCTTTTCTTGACCCTCTCGTGGTCGAAACCAACGGTTCCACCGTTGACGTGCTTGATGAGGTCCAGGATGTGTGCCTTCGGCAAGGCGAGCAGTGAGTCGCGCATTTGTGCTCCTTCGGTGCGCAGAGCCGACAGAGTCGGCGGGATTGGAATCGGGGAGTGCCCGTTCAAGCCCCCCGAAGGGGCTTGGGCTGGAACTCAGACGGCGTACAGCGCCTTGCCGGACTCAATGAGTCCGACGTACTCGATGCGGGCCGTGTCATCGCCGAAGGCGTCGTGGATCGCCTTGCGGGGCGGGCTGTTGTGGCCGAAGTCGTAGGTGACGGACTTCGTCCGGCCGGTGTTGATCTGTTTGACGTTGAATCGAGCCCCCCGCTTTTCGGTAGCGGGGCGGTAGTGAACTGCGTAGCAGACTGCGGTCATGGCATGGCTCCTTCGTGCCGTGTTTTCGTGAGGGAATCGGGGGTTGCCCGGTACAGCCCACCGAAGGTGGAAGCGAGGCACGATGGCGCCGCCCCATCTCCGATGGGCTGTGGCTGGAAACCCAGGTGTGTGCAGAGTCGAAGACTCTGTGTGTGGAGGACGTTGTCGGCAGGTCAGACCCTGCGGACCCCTCCCCTCTCGGCAGAACAGAACTACGTTCTGTTGACCTTCCCTTTGGCTCGGTGCGGAAGTCGCCTCACGGCGCACACCGACTCCTCTGGAGTCCGACCATCGCTGGGCCGTTCAGACCGAACCGTTTGGTTCGGTGCGTCACTCAGTGCCTCTGCTTGATCCCCCCTTGGGGGGACTGCCGCCTATCGGGCCACTGGTGCTGTAGCACCTACTTGCCGGGTTGTTCGAGGGGTGAGCCCCGAATCGATGGACCGAACTGTACCGGCCGGCTTGTCACTTTGTCAAGTTGCCTTGTGGTCTGTGGCAAAGCCACAGGGAGTCGTGATGCGAGGGCGCGATGGGAAGGGTTGGGCCGGAAAAACCCCTGAACCCAGCCTTCCCGGGGTCTTCGACCCATCAGGTGTAGCGAGAGGGAGGGAAGGGAAGGGAACCAGTAATGACGAAAAGAGAGGGAATCAGCACCCCAAAGGGGTGGAGTAGATCGCTCCAAGTCATTGATCCCAAAGGGATCGGAAGGGTCGACAACCCGTCGTTATAAGCCCGAGTCATCAAAAACCACGATTCCATGCCTTTCAGGCATATAGCCGACTCCACATTCCCCAACAGATCAGCACAGATTTCCCCTCATTTCCCCTGGAAATGGCACGTTTCCGCCACATACGCCACGTAAGTGCATGATGCGCATGGATCTGCGACGGATGCGAGGACAGGCGGGGGTGGATGCCACGCGGACCAGCGCGGGTGACCCCCGGGCGCGTGAGCCTCTGTCTATCTGGGTGCCACACACGCTCTTCCTCCTGGTCTTTACCCCCTTCCATCACTCCAATTCCCCCATTTCCACCTCCGATTACCCCCTTTCCAGGTGAAAAATGCCCTCCCTAATGGGGGGCCTATAGGGGGGCTATAGCCTCCCTAATGGGGGGCTACTGGGGTGTGCCCGAAAAAGTGCTCGAAAAGCCGCTCCGTAACGCCCGAATGCTCGAAAAATGGGGCAACAACCCCCGTTTTGACCCCTCCGGAGACGCTAAAACGGTGTGGAGAATGTAGCGAAAGGCAGGAATTGCCCCGGGCTGAGACCCTCTTTTCGAGCCAAAGCATGGGGGGGGCAATAGGGGGGCTATAGGGAGGGCAATGCCCCCCCGTATGCCAACTAGAACTAGAACTAGAACTAGAAATACACCCCCTACCCCCTCATGGACCACCGAGATTGACCCCCTGGGGGCTTGTTGGGACTCCTTCGAGCTACACAGCACACGAAAAGTCGCACAAGGGGGCTTGATAAGTCCGGATCGCTGACCTACAGTCCGGGTCACCGTGGACAAGTGCCAGGGTGCAGTGCCGCTCTAGCGGTGTGTGAGCAAGAACTACCGCATTCGGAGGCTTCCCACGTCTCCTCCGGGAAGTTGATTCGAACGAGTCGCCCACGTCACGGGCGCATAACGCCATGCCACGCAAGAACGTCAAGACTGTCGACCAGGAACTGAGCGAATACGCCGCCAAGCGTCGCGCCGTCTCCGGCGAACTCGTGCGTGAGCAGATCCAGGTGACGCAGCTTGTGAACACGCTCCAGGACTTTGCGTTGGGCAAAGGTCGGGCGAAGCTGGACGGACCTCGTTTGAAGGCCATCGAAATGCTGCTCGACAAGTCGGTTCCTGACCTTGCGTCGATCAAGCACGAGGTCGAGGCGCAGAACGTCATGTTCGTGATCGACACGGACTTCAAGCCGCAAGCCGCTTGAGCGAAGACTCCAGGCTCATCCGCTACATGCCACCCGGCAAGGTGGCGGCGGAGTTCCACCACGCTGAGGCGTTCGTTCGCGGCCTCAAGGGGCCGGTGGGATCGGGCAAGTCATCGACCTGCTGCATGGAGATCGTCAAGCACTCGATGAAGCAGAAGCCGTTCAACGGCTGGCGCAAGGCCCGCTGGGCGGTGATCCGGAACACCTATCCGGAACTCAAGTCCACGACGATCAAGACGTGGCAGCAGTGGGTCCCTGACGATCTGTCGCCGATCAAGTGGGACGCGCCGATCACGTCCGTGCTGAAGATCAAGGACTGCGGAGATGGTTTCGGGCTGGAGCTCGAAGTCATCTTCATAGCCCTGGACAAGGCCACCGAGACCGGAAAGCTACGGTCCCTGGAGCTGACCGGTGCGTGGATCAACGAAGCCTCTGAGGTTCCCAAGGAGGTGTTCGACATGGTGACCCAGCGGGTGGGCCGCTTCCCGCCGAAGCGCGAGGGAGGGCCTGTCCATCCTTGCGTCATCATGGACACGAACCCGCCGGACGACGACCACTGGTGGTACAAGCTCGCGGAAGAGGACCGGCCGCAGAACTACGCCTTCTTCGATCAGCCCGGTGGGCTCATCAAGATCATCGAAGGGGAGTCGGTTCGCTACGAGCCGAACCCGGAAGCCGAGAACGTCTTCAACCTGCCCCAGGGGTACGGGTACTACCAGAACATGGTGCCCGGGAAAACGGACGACTGGATCAACGTCTTCGTCCTTGGACAGTACGGCACCACCGCTGACGGCAAGCCGGTCTACCCCGAGTACAGCGACAAGATCCACGTCGCCGCTGAGGAGCTGATCCCGAACCCGGGACTGCCGATCTACCTCGGCTGGGACTTCGGCCTTACGCCCGCCTGCATCATCGGCCAGATGAGCCCCAAGGGTCAGTTGCTGATCCTGGAGGAGCTCGTCGCCGAGGACATGGGCATTCGCCAGTTCGCGGCCGACATCGTCAAGCCGGTGTTGCTCAACAAGTACGGCCGCAACTTGCGCCACTCGGTCGGCGACCCGGCCGGCATGAACAGATCACAGACCGATGAACGCACCTGCTACCAGGAGCTCATTGAGGCAGGCATCGCCACGGAGCCCGCGAACACCAACGACTTCATTCCCCGCCGGGAGTCTGTCGCGTTCTATCTCAACCGGATGTCTTCTGGTGAGCCTGGGTTTCTGCTTTCCCCAACGTGCCGAACGCTACGAAAGGGGTTCATCGGTGGGTATCGCTACGAGCGCCTCAAGGTCGCTGGCGAGCGTTACCGCGATCGGCCGGTAAAGGACCGGTTCAGCCATCCGCATGACGCGCTTCAGTACCTGTGCCTGAAAGCACGGGACGGCGGCGGTACAGTCAGGGCGAAGAAGGTCAGCACAGCATCATCGAAGGGTTGGACCTGATGGCTCTCGGAATCACACCAGTCTTGGAGGCTGACGTCTCGGTTGAAGGACCGAGCGACCAGCACTCCGATCTCCTCACGTCCGGAATCGCGGGCCATATCTCCTATTGCTGGGGTCAGGCCACGCAAGCCAAGCAACAGATCACTGAGCGACTGTTGAAGTGCGAGCGTCAACGTCGTGGTGAGTACGACCCCGACAAGATGGCCCAGATCCGCGAAACCGGCGGGTCCGACATCTACATGATGCTCACCGACATCAAGTGTCGGGCCGCCAAGTCCTGGATCACCGACGTGATGTTCGCCAACGGCCAGCGTCCGTTCGAGCTAGAGCCATCGCGTCAGCCCGAGATGCCGCCCGAGCTGCGCTTGTCCGTTGTGGACTTCGTGCGCTCCGAGGCCGAGGAGTTCCTGTCGACCGGCGCCGCGATCCATCCCGACGCCTTCCGCAACCGCATGGAGGAAGTGGAAGACCGCATCCGCCTGCGCCTGCGCGAGGAGGCCAAGGAGATCGCCGGCCGCATGACCAACGTCATTGCGGATCAGATGGACCAGGGCGGCTTCAAGAAGGCGTCCGAGGAGTTCATCGACGACTTCGTCACCTTCCCCACGGCCGTGATGAAGGGTCCCTCGGTGCGCAAGAAGAAGCGCCTGACCTGGGGTCCCGGCTTCCAGCCGATGATCCTGGCGGACTTCTCCCGGGACGTGGAGCGGGTGTCGCCCTACGACATCTTCCCCTCCCCGTCGAGCTCCGGCCCGAACGACGGCTACCTGATCCAGCGCCACCGCCTGACGGCGAAGGGCCTGGAGTCCTTGAAGGGTGTCCCCGGCTACAAGACCGAGGAGATCGACCAGGTCCTGCTGCGCTACGGTAAGCGTGGCTTCCGTTACCACGAGAACGGCGACACCCAGCAGGACGACCTCAAAGGCAAGTCGCTGTCTGCGATCCAGCACGACATGAACATCGAGGCCCTGGAGTTCTGGGGTCCGGTCATGGGCGATCTGTTGCGCGACTGGGGCATGCAGGACGTGGACCCCACAGCGGTCTACGAGATCAACGGCTGGCAGATCGGCTCGCACACCATCAAGGTCGCGATCAACCCCGATCCATTGGGACGCCGGCCCTACGAGATCGCCTCCTGGAGCGAGATCCCTGGCGCCTTCTGGGGTCAGGCGCTGCCGGAGACGATGGCCGACATCCAGACCATGTGCAACGCCGCAGCGCGGTCCCTGGCGAACAACATGGGCGTGGCCTCCGGCCCCCAGGTTGAGGTCGTGATCGACCGCCTGCCAGACGGTGAGGACGTCACCTCGATCTACCCCTGGAAGATCTGGCAGACGACGTCCGATCGCACGGGTGGCGGCCAGCCTGGGGTGCGGTTCTTCCAGCCGGACATGAAGGCGGCCGAGCTGATGGGCGTCTACGCGACGTTCGCCAAGCAGGCCGACGAGATCACCGGCATCCCGAACTACATCTACGGCTCCGGCTCCGCTGGTGGCGCTGGTCGCACCGCCTCGGGTCTGTCGATGCTGATGGACAACGCGGCCAAGGGCATCAAGCTCGCGATCTCGCGCATCGATCAGGTCGTGACGATGGTTGTGGAGCGGTTCTACATCCACAACATGCTGTTCAACCCGGACCCGTACATCAAGGGCGACATGCGCGTCGTCGCCAAAGGCACCTCCGGGCTGATTGCCAAGGAAGCCGTCCAGGCCCGTCGCAACGAGTTCCTGGCCGCCACCGCCAACCCGGTCGATCTCCAGATCGTCGGCATGGAGGGTCGCGCCTACCTGCTGCGCGAGCTCGCCGCCGGCCTGAACATGGACACCGACAAGCTGGTTCCCAGCCCGGAAGAGCTGAAGTTCCGCGCCCAGAAGGCGGAAGTCCAACAGATGCAGCAACAGATGATGCAGATGGGCGGCGGCGACGGAATGCAGCCGCCCACCATGTTGCCTAACAACCCCTCGCCTGGGGTCCAACCCAGCTCACCGGAGGCGATGCCGGCCGAGCCCGCAGCACCAACTGAGGTCATGCAATGAACAAGATGATCCCGATGAAGAACATGTCACCCGCCAAGAAGGCATTCAAGCCTTGCGCCGGCTGCAAGTCGGCCGCCAAGTGCGCCAAGGCCGGCAAGTGCATGGCGAAGAAGTGAGCTAGTGCTCGCAAAAACCGATCAACGAGTCCTGTCTGCCCTGGCTACGCTGAGGACAGATCAGGATTTCATTGTCGTCACGGGTTGGATTCGCCAGTCCTTGAGCGACCTAGACGCACAAGCTCGACACACCAAGGATGAGGTTCTCGTCCGCTGGTGCCAGGGTGGTGCGCAGGCGCTGGAGGACCTGCTCGAACGAGCCGAGTCCGCTGCTGACGTCATCCGCAAGTCGCGGTGAGGTGAAAGCCTCATGTGGCATTTCGCCACGAAGGGTTCCGGCCCTGTAAACCGGGGACAGTGAACACCGACAGATTGCAGTGAACACCGCGAGGCTCACGAAGCATCCTGATCGGCTCACGGAGTATCAATGTCAGTACCAAGAGCCGTAGCCGAAGCCGAAGAACGTGCCAATCGGCTACACGAAGAACTGCTGAAGCAGCAGAGCACCGAGCCAACGCCGCCAAAGGCGGAGGAGCCGCCGTCACCGCCCAGCGATGACGATGGTGACCCGCAGCCAAAGGGCGTGAGTCCCGACCCGAAGACCAGCGACTCGAAGGATGACACCTACGAACACCGCTTCAAGGTCTTGCAGGGGAAGTACAACTCGGAAGTGCCTCGCCTCTCGCAAGAGAACAAGGATCTGAAGGCGACTCTCAAATCGCTCCAGGAACAAGTGGACGAGCTGAGGTCAAAGCCGGCTGAATCGCTGGTCAAGCCCGAAGAGATCGAAGAGTACGGAGAAGGTCTTGTTGATCTGGCCCGTCGCGTTGCTCAGGAAGAGCTCGCGAAGAAGGATGCACAGATCAGGAAGCTGGAGTCCAAGCTCGAAGCTCTCGAAGGTGTGACGACCAAGACGGTTGAGAAGGACTTCTACTCCTTACTCGCTGCGAAGGTGCCCGAATGGGAAAAGGTCAACGCCGACAAGTCGTTCCACAAGTGGCTCGACGAGACGGACGAACTGACCGGCTATCGCCGGCAGGATCTGTTGTCCCAAGCGGAACAGGCCCGCGACGCTGACCGCGTAGCAAAGTTCTTCAAGGCTTTCGAGAAGACATCTAAAAAGCAGGTGGCAGACACCAGCCTTGCGCTTGAAACGCAGGTGGCTCCTAGCGCAAACAGAACCCCTAACGCCCCAGCGGCGAAGAAGGTCTGGACGCGATCGGAGATCTCCGAGTTCTACAGGCGAGTGCGGTCCGGACAGGTCAGCGACAAGGACGTGGTTGCCATCGAATCCGATATTCATGCGGCCTCCATCGAAGGACGAGTTCGATGACCGCAATGTGAACCGAAAGGAATTGAAATGAGTATTGCAGTAACCTCCGGCTACTACGGTGCCGGCACCACAGACGGCTACAAGGCCACCGCCAAGTTCATCCCCGACATCTGGTCGGGCAAGCTCCAGGTCAAGTTCTACAAGTCGACCGTGTTGGGTGAGATCACCAACAACGACTGGGAAGGCGAGATCAAGGGCCACGGCGACAAGGTCCTGATCCGTTCGATCCCCACGATCACCATCAACAACTACACGAAGGGCCTCAACCTGACCAATCAGGTTCCGAGCAGCACTCCGCTGGAGTTGAACATCGACAAGGGCAAATACTTTGCCGTCGTGTTGGATGACGTGGACAAGGTCCAGGCCGACGTGAACCTGATGGACATGTTCACGAACGACGCCGCCACGCAGATGAAGATCGCCATCGACGCGGACGTGCTGGGCAGCGTGTATGCCGACGCAGCTTCCGCAAACAAGGGTGCCAACGCTGGCGCTCTGTCCGGTGGTCTCAACCTCGGTGCAACCGGCGCTCCTCGCCAGATCACGAACTCCACGGTCCTGGACATGATCCTGGACATGGGCTTGTGCCTGGATGAGCAGAACGTGCCGGAAGAGGGCCGTTGGCTGGTGTTGCCCCCGTGGATGTCCTCGCTCATCAAGCGTTCGGACCTGAAGCAGGCCTACCTGACCGGTGACAGCGTGACCCCGCTGCGCAACGGCAAGCTGGGCATGATCGACCGGTTCACGCTCTATGTGAGCAACAACCTCGCGACCACGGCTGATCTGGGTGCTGACGGTTCTGCTGGTGGTACTGCCGCCAACGCCGACTCGACCGCCTGGAACATCATGGCCGGCACCCGCGACGCCATCTCGTTCGCCTCGCAGATCACCAACGTGGAGACCCTCCGCTCGGAGTCCACGTTCGGCAACATCATGCGTGGCCTGAACGTGTACGGCTACAAGGTGACCAAGCCCGAGGCTCTGGTCCACGGCTACGTCAAGAAGTAATTCTTGGCGACCTTGACGGGGGGCGGGCAACCGCCCCCCTTCTTGCACATGAACAATCCCCGATTCCTCCGGAAGAAGACGACTGGCGAGATCTTTCCGTGGACCCGTTTCCTGGCGGAACGGGAAGACATGGAGCCCTACTCGCCGCCGGAGACCCAGAAGGCTCCTGAGCCTAAGCCGCAGAAGCAGCCGCCCTGGATCACGCAGGCTAAGTCTTCCAAGCTGACGGCCGCGCCTTTGCCGCCGCCTCCTCCGCCACCCCCCGCTGCACCGCGCCCGCCGACAGACGCTAAGGAAGTCATGGCTCTGTTCAAGCCAGCCGTCACAGCGACCGAGACTGAGGCTCAGAACCCATGAAAGCCAAGGACGTCAAGCGCGAGGGCGGCAAGCTCGTCTATCGCGGCCACGAGTTCCCCGGATTCAACAAACCCGTGCGCGCCCCTGATGGCGGCAACCACAAGAAAATGGTCCTCGCCAAGAAGGGCGACGACGTAAAGTTGGTTAGGTACGGTCACCGCGATTACGAGGATTTCACGCAGCACAAAGACCCCGAGCGTCGTAAGAACTACCTCGCCCGGTCTGCTGGGATCCGAGACAAGAGCGGCAACCTGACCAAGAACGATGTCTTCAGCGCGAACCATTGGGCGCGGAAGGATCTCTGGAGCCTCGTTGTGACTTGTGCTTGTACGGCTGTGGTTTTCTTCGATTCGCTGACTGCTCTCTATGCGTAGACCACCGGCAGTTCTCCTTGCAGTATGGGCCGTCGTTGTTGACGCGATCCAGCGTTGTGCCGCTTGGACGCAGGCCCATGTCTGCAAGGAAGTTCTCGAACGAAAGCCAACGCTCGTCAACGGAGATGCCTCGCGCTCCGTACCACTTGTACTGGGTCGACATTGGATTGCGGCAACGCTGAAGCATCTTGGCCCAACTGGTCCAGGTTGGCGTATGCGTCATGCCATGTTTGGTCAGTCGCTTCTTGATGTCGTCGCGAAACTCCTTGGACTGCTTTACGCATCCGCACGACTTCACCAGTCCGGCGCGAAGACTGTCCGCCACGACCACCTTTTTGTTTCCGCAGTCGCAAGCGCAGAGCCAAGCAACGCGAGGTCTGGCAAAAGAGGCTGGGCACTCAGCCCTCTGCAAAACAAGCAGGCTTCCGAAAGTTTGCGCAGTAAGATCAAGAGGTTGCGGCACGGCTACTCCTTAGTTTGCGCCTGAGTGTAACAAGAGATTTATGGTGAGGTAACACATGCTTGCAAGCGAAATCATTGATCGTGCCCGTATCGTCCTGAACGACTCGGACGGCATCCGCTGGTTGGACTCTGAGTTCTTCCGGTGGATTAACGACGGCCAAAGGTCGATTGCCCTGATCCGGCCTGACGCCTCGGTGGAAAACACCACCGTGACGCTGGTGGCTGGCAGCAAACAGACGCTGCCCAGCAATGGGCTGCGTCTACTGGACGTGATCCGCAACATCACGGGAACTAACACGGGCGGCCGCTCGGTGCGTCACGTCGATCGCGACGTGCTCGACACCCAGAACCCGTCTTGGCACAGCGAGGCCGGTCAGGCGACGATCAAGAACTTCGCCTACGACAACCGCGACCCGAAGAACTTCTACGTCTATCCGCCCGCGCTGTCGACGGCTAAGCTGGAAGTGATCTACTCGAAGGATCCAACAGACGTCTCCGCTCTGTCGTCACCTCTGTCGATCCCGGACATCTTTGCCGACCCGCTGCTGAACTACGTTCTGTACCGCGCCTACAGCAAGGACGCCGAGTTCGCGCAGAACTTCCAGTTGTCCGCGAACTACCTCAACGCCTTCAACGGGATGCTGGGGATCAAGACGTCCAAGGACGCTGCCTTCTCGCCCGACCTCAACAGCAAGGGCCGCACGACCTCCCCGAATCCGGCCGCGCTCCAGATGGGCGGTGTCTAAGCGATGAAGTCCTACGACGACTTCTTGCCCTACGTCCTTCCGGATGTTCCGGGGTGCGCCGAGATCTCCGCGATCCAGGCCATTCGGAACACCGTGATCGACTTTTGCGAGAAGTCGTGCGTGGTCCAGGTGGACCTCGATTTGGTCACCCTAGTGGCCGGCGAAGGCAACTACGACCTGGACCCGCCTCCGAACAGACTCGTCACCAAGGTGATGAAGCTGTTCTACAAGAACAAAGAGCTGCCGCCGATGGGGCCGGACTACGTCCCCTCGGCCGCCTTCTATAACCCCGACGTCAGTGGAGCCGATAGCCGCTCCGAGCCGACGACGTGGTCGCAGAAGGACACGACCACCTTCAGTGTGTTTCCGATCCCGAAGGCGAAGGAAGTCGACGCGATCACGATTCGCGCCGCAATCAAGCCGACGCGCAGCTCCAGCTCGTGCGACGACGTCATCTTCGAGGACTACGCCGAGTACATCGGGGCCGGCGCCAAGGCGCGGCTGA